CACTAGAACCCTCAACACTAAACCCTGAGTCACTTAGATACAACCCAGATACAGTTGGGCTTGTCAGTGTTTTATTAGTAAGTGTTTTAGTTGTAGCTGAGAAGTATGTATCAAGTAAGTCTACATCACGATAACCTATTTCGTTACCGTTATCAAACATAAGTATAGCATCGTTACTTGCTATTGCAGTACTTGTGTCTACACTTACAGCAGAAAAGTCAGCTACTGTGTTTAGCTCTGCACCTGTAGCATTAAGACCTGTTACGTTATTGGCTGTAGCATTAACTGCTTGGATACGGGCTTCTACCGATTGTTGTGTTGGAATAAGGGTAGCACTGTTAGATGACATATCGTCTTCATCTACAAAACCTGTAATAGTTATGCTACCGTCTGACAAGCTACCGTAGGTAATCGTACCTGTAGTAGTAATAGCACTTGACCCATTATCAATAGAACCAAAGCCACTTGTAATGCTACCACTGTTAAGAGCACCTACTGTAGTTACATTACCTAGTGTATCTAAGGCACTCTCAAAGTATGTCTCAAAGTCAGTCAGTGCTACCTGCTTCATAGTACCAGCATCATTAACTACAACTCTGTCTGCATCTGCAAGAGTAGTAGATGTAGCTGACGTACCACCATCCATAATGTTTATTTCAGTAGCGGTAGCAGTTACACTGGTAAGGTCTGTGGGAGCTATGCTTATGTTAGCTGTACCATTGAAAGATTGACCAGCAATTGTACGTGCAGTTGCTAGGGCTGTAGCTGTTGCTGCATTGCCAGAGGTATCCTGATTACCCGATGCATTAACACCGGGAAGGTTTATGTTAGCTGTACCATCAAAGCTAACACCACCAATAGTACGGGCTGTTGCTAATGCTGTTGCTGTAGCTGCATTACCTGTAGTTGATCCTGACGAACCTGTTACATTACCTGTAACGTTACCTTCAATATTAGCTACAAGTGTACCTGTAGTAATTGTAAGATCACCTGTAGACGCACCTGTAAATGTACCTGTACCTACAGTAAACTTATCTGCACTTTCATCCCAACCCATAAAGGCATTAGCAGAGCTACCACGTTCAATAACAATACCAGCATCACTGGAAGGTGTACCCGTAGTACCGTTACCTAGTTCCATAAGTAAGTCAGATACTACAGTGTTGGTAGTGTTGATTGTAGTAGTTGTGCCGTTTACAGTTAAGTCACCGCCTACAATAACATTGCCTGTTGTAGTAACTGCATCAATGTATCCATGTGACCAATAGTTAGAACTGTCACCCAAGCTGTACGAACTATCTGCACTTGGTATAAGATTGGAAGCTACATCTGCTGTAACTGTAACTGTATCTGTAGCGGCGTTACCAATAGTTGTGTTACCATTAAAGGTGGCTGCACCTGATACAGTAACAGAACCAAAAGAGTTTGATCCTGAAGATGCTACATTACCTGTAAGGTTTCCTGTTACATCACCTGTAACATCCCCTGTTAAATCACCCGTCACATTACCAGTTACGTTTCCAGTAACGTTGCCCGTAACATTACCTGTCAAATCACCAGTTACATCTCCTGTGACATCTCCTGTCAAGTCTCCCGTCACGTTACCTGTAACATTGCCAGTAACATTACCTGTTACGTTACCCGTAACGTTACCTGTCAAAGTACCTGTGACTGCTGTAATGTTAGCAGCATCACCGTAGATGTTTGCCCAACGAACAGAAGTAGTACCTAAATCATATGTACTATCAGATGCAGGGTTAAGGTTTTTAGCTGTTGAGGTTGTACCTACAAGATTACCTGTTACATCACCTGTCAAGTCTCCTGTAACATTACCAGTGACATTGCCCGTAACGTTTCCTGTTACAGCACCTGTTACGTTGCCTGTGACGTTTCCTGTAAGTGGACCTACAAGAGATGTACCTGTAATAGTTGTACCTGTAATAGCTGCAGCACTAGAACCACCAATAACAGTACCATCAATAGCGCCACCATTAATATCAACAGTAGTAAGTGTAGATGTACCTGTAGCAGCTAACGTAGTAAACGTACCTGCACCTGCACTAGAGCCACCAATAGTAACACCATCAAGTGTGCCACCATTAATATCTGCAGTATCAGCTACAAGGCTATCAATGTTAGCTGTACCATCAATATACAAGTTACGCCACTCAGAGCCTACAGCACCTAAGTCATGCGTATCATCAGCAGAAGGTAGTAGTGGAGAAGCAACATCTGCAGTAACTGTTACGGTATCACTAGCAGCATTACCAAGAGTAGTGTTACCATTTACTGTTAGGTTAGCTGTAATGGTAGCACTTTCGTCAACCTGTAGTGTGTCAATAGTAGCAGTACCATCTAAGTACAGGTCTTTGAACTCTACACTAGATGTACCAAGGTCAATGTCGTTATCTGTGACAGGAGTAATAACACCATCTTGGAATCTAACTTGTTCTACGGCTGCACTGGATACCTCTACAAATACACCAACACGATTGTTTGATGTGTCTATTGAAACTTTATTAAGTGCGTCTGAGTCAGCAATCAGTGGTACGTATGCACCCTCTGCTGTTGTACCATCATGTTTGTGTCCTGTTGAAGCATTAAACGCAGCAAGTACTTGGTCAAACTCTAGGTTTAACGGGTTAGCTCGTACAACGGCTGTTGCCACAATGTCTGCTGAAGACTGTCTTGTATATCCTGCCACTTTTTATCTCCTGTCGCCTGTGCCATACAGAACAGATACGGCTTGTATTGTATGACTTGGGCTTGTACTATTGGTAACGTAAGATACCGAAATAGAATCCCCTGATCCACTTATATTAGTTGATCGTGTTGGTGATGGGTTACCATCATATATGTCTGTTGTATTGTATATTGTAGATGCACTATCGAAAAAGGAAGCTGCACCTGCTGTAGTTAAGGAAAAGTTTTCTGGTGTATTAATCTCAGAGTCACCAAAGTTAAAGTCAATACCAACGTTAATTACTGCTTCACCTTCTGTTTTAAGAAATGTTTTAACTTTATAGAAGACTTTTCTTACTTCCGGGTCACCCATGAAATAATAAGGTGTTTGGTACACACTAAAAATATTATCTGCGTTAAAAGAGCTACCCTCTTCTTGTTTATACACCTTACCAGAGCTATCGCCATGAAGAACAAACTCAAACTGTCCTATGTATCCACTAGCCACTGCTGTTGCTTCAATACCTACAAGCTGACTATACTCAAATGTAGACTGTGCTGTAGGGCTTTTACGAATAGCTGCTAGTAATGATAGAGAAGTGTTAGCTTCAAAGAATAACCTAAACTGAGACTTTCTTCGTAGAACCAGAGCTTTTAGTTTAGTTACATCCTCGTTAGCTGTGTAGTTCTCAAATGTCTTTTGAATCTCACGAGATACAGTTTCAAGTTCAACGTCACCAATACGAGATGTACCTGAAATAGGTCTAACACCATCGGGTCCAAGGAAGATAATGTCACCACCAAACTCTACTACAGTATCAGGTGCGACACACCCCAAGTCATTAGTAACGTTTTCTACTGTAAAGTTAGAATAGTTGTCACCTACAATACGTTTAATTTGATTTTGCCCAAATACATAAAGTTGATTACGAAAGGCTTTCATCTGGGTTACAGTAAAACCTATGTTAATTACACCTGCACCATTTGCTGGATCAAAGTCTGTATCTGCATTAGGGGCAGAAAAATATATGTTAAACGGTTCTGCAGGATCACCAGCTAACCAAAGATGATTAGCAAAAGCACTAGCAAACTTAGGGTCGGTAGGAGCATTAGTATGTGTGATCTGTGTATAGGTTGAACCGTTATACTTAGCTGCAGGATTAACACCGTCTGTCAGTAGTAAGATTTCTTCAGTCCAATTATAACGTTCAAACCTTACTACGTCAACATCTGTCATTGTAGGGCTACCTGCTGTAGTAACTGCAGTCCAGCCTATTACTGTTGGTGTGCTTGCTACTGTACCTGTATTGCTTGAGTCAGCGCCTGTAAGTACGTTACCTGTAGCAAATATATTATCAGGCAATCTACCAAAATTTAATACAATAGCATTTGCTGTTTTAGATATTACTGTGCCTGTTGCACTAAGGGCTGAATTATCACTAGAACTAACTACGCCCGTTACCGTTTCACCTACTGTAAAACCTGACCCTTCTCCTGTGCCTAGCGATACAGTATAGTAGTGATTATACCAATGCAGATAGTTATAACCTGAAGAGGGTTTTCTGCAGCCTAGTACGCCTTGGTTTATGTCACCGTTTACTACAAGCCCTAATACTTTACCTGTACCGGGCAATGTACCATAAGAGTTTTCAAAACCGCTTATACGCCTATAACCACCCTCAAGGGATGGCTCCATATTCACAAGACGTACAGCGCTTCCTGAGAAGTTGTTAGACTGTGTGAGAGGGTCCACGTTGGTTACAAGACCACCTGCCATAACAGATACGTATGTTTGTAATGCGTCAGACATCTGTGTTTAATTGACTACTTCTTACTGGACGTGTAATCATTGTAGACACAACATTAACGGGTTGATCTAAAACAAGTCGGCGCATCATCTCAATACCGTCTTTGAACTTTTGCTCATGCATAGCAGCACTCTGTTCGTTAGACCTAAAGAGCATCATGTACATCATAGCCCCGTCAATAACTACGTGCTTGAAACGGTCAGGTACTAATGCTGTATCACTTGATGCTGTTAGCTCAGCAGGGAATTTAAAATACCTATACTCAATTACATAAGCAGCATTAGGGACAGGCGTAACGCCAAACTTCTCTTCCTGTGTCATATACACATAATCAGGAGCGCTTCTAGCACCCTCACCGCCTAACTCTTCTAGGGACTTAAACGATGTAATATACTGATCGAAGGTGAGTAGCTTTAGTTTCTTAGGTGTATTACTTTCTGTAGTAAGCTGCCTAATATAAAAGGTATCCCAATCTGCTTTGGAATAGTCTGCAGGAAAGTCATATGTACCTGTACCTGCAGTTAGTGTTTGCGTTGTTGTAGTCAACGAAAAAGGCCACTCTTGAGCATCCTGTAACATCTGCCTAATAGATGAGTTGATAGCATCCTTGGCAAGGGCTTGTACGTTTTTAACTGCAGTAAACTCAGACTCAGTAATCTGAACCTCATTAAGTCTACGTAAAAGCTCGTTTGTCAGGTTGATAAAAGTAGCCATAAGAATCTCTGTTGGATGTACGTAAGGGGCCACCCGAAAGCAGCCCCTAAAGTTTTACTTATGCAAGTGTGTCACGATCTACTTCATTAGCAGCCATGTCACCCATGTCTGTGCAGTCCATAAGAACAGCCCATACACGGAGCTTACCTGATGAAACAGCACCACCTGATAGGGTAGCAATTGTTACATCAATGTTGTCATCAGCAACAGCCATTACGGGCTGATAAGCTGCAGGGTTCTGTGCGACTACTGCTGCTGCAGATGTAGCATCGAAACCATCAACAAATACGTCAGCATCAACCATACCTAAGTCTACTGTGAAAGTAGAACCATCGGATGCAGTGTCAACTTCGATACCTGCGTTCAGGACCATAGTACCTTTAGCTACAGCAATTACAGGAATGACATCAGATGCTGCAAGAGCAGAACCTTTGTCAGACAAGGCTGTTGCCAAGTTTAAGGTAGTTTGAACCATATAAGGGTTGCGACCACGCTGCGAAACGCCACGAGCAGAAGCAAGAGTATTATCACCAAGTGCCATATCTCATTCCTCCCTTATAGACCAGATGTGTAGATTGCGTTCACGAGCGCCTCAGGACGAAGAATCTTGCGCCCATAGAGATGCATACCACGAACGATATCTGCAAATGAATCTGGATCACGGTAAGTCTCAGTCTTGTTAATCTGCTCAGCAGTTGCTGCAGCAGTAGCATGACCTGCAACCAACACACCGTAGTGTGCAGAACCTGTAGATGTGGTAGAGGTTGGACCGTTACCTACTTCAGGAAGGTTGTTTGACATATAGACTTTGAAGCCGTGAATGTTATTGAAGACCAGACCGTTCTGTAGTCCTGAACCACCGAAATCGGCGTTCAACAAGCGGCTGTCTTCGTCTTTAAGTAGTTCTGCAAACACCGGGTCGATGACAATCCAACGATCATTTGTGCTTACATTTTGCTGGTCAAGCTTACGTGACATCCGTGCAAGAACTTGCATAGGTGTAGCGTTAGCTGTTGTAGTGTTCAACGAGTCAGCACCAGTACGGGGCTTAACTACGATTGAGTTACCTGCTGAACCACTGTTAAAGTCAGAAGCGTCTAGCTTCATGCTTGACAGAAGCTCATCAGAGCCAGCAGTTGATACAGCTTTAGAACCGTTTACGGTTGTGTTAGCTGCGTTAGCTTTACCGTGAATAGCTGATTGCTTGAAGCCAGCCATGTAACCAAGAACGTCTTGGTCAAACTGGTCAGCCAAACGATAAGCTGCACGGTCAGAAGCGATTGAACCGAAGTTGACATGTGAATGTGCTTCTTCGATATCGTCAACCTTGAAAGCAAAGTAGTTAGCTTTATCTACGGTGAGAGAAAAATCCTCATCGTCAAGGTCTTGTGGTGTGATAGTCGTGCCACGGGCATACGACTTCACTGTGATTTCAGGCTCTTTGATAATCTTGACGGAATCACCCATGTTAGCAATCTCTCCGAAATAATCAGAGTTCGTGATTGCTTCTACAATTGAGGCCTTGCGGAAAGCAAGTTGTACCTGTTTGCTGTAGATTACTGGGCTAAAGTTACCGTTTGGTAGATTACCGTAGCCTGACGCTGTTGCGAAAGCCATAGTTAAATCCTCCTTAGATAGTTAGGCTTATTTAGCATTTTATAAGCAGAACAATCAGGTAAGAGGCTGTTCGTTCTAGGGTGCGACATCAAAGAAACTAGGCCTAGTTTAATGTCTGTCGGGCCTATAGTAGAGCAGGTAAGTCTTATCATATTTGTCTTCGCTTAATGTAAGATGTAAGTATAGTTGCTGAAACGTCTAACAGGGCATACTCACACCTTATTAACATACACAGTTATAACATAGAGTTTGTGTATTGTCAATACTTTATTTATCTCGCACCACCAGAAATATCATAAACAAACTTTCCGCTACGAATAGCTTCCATGATATCATCTGACTTTTGTTCGTACTCTTGTGCGCTCATAAGTTGCACATCAGACTCACGCAAGTGTCCAGCAGTAGTATCGCTGTCAGGTTTGGAGACACGTTTTGTTTTTACAGCAGATGCTGCATCTTTATTCTTCTGCCTCTTTCCTTTGGTATCCATGCCGTTGTCTACTTTATATAGATCAATGACACGTATTACGGACTGAGGGTCATCTTGGTTTTCGTACAGTGCATCCTGCACCCACTTAGGCTGCTCACCAGCCCAATCGTGAAAGTCATCACTGCCACGTAGATCATCGAAGTCCTCGTGCATAGCACGGATTTCGTTCTGTGCCTTTGTGCGCTGGGCTTCTGAGTTGATCTTGTCAATCTCTTTCAGGCGCTCATCTGCAGAGCTAAACTTTTCTTGTGCCTTCTTCTCTGCAATAGTCTCGACAATGCCAGCAATCTCAGGGTACTTCTCTGCCCACGCTTCTATACTTTCATCTGACGTAGGAGCACGAACCTTGCCTGTTTTCTGTACGGTGTCTAGCTGCGCCTTGAGTTGCTTTAACTCTTCCGACTGCTTGTTAAGATGGCTACGTAGATCACTGTAACGTTTCTTGTATGTACGCTCTTCACCAGAGAGTTCTTCTTTTTCTTCTTTAGCAGGTTTATCTTCTTTGGCTTCTGCTTTTTCTTCGATCTCTTCAGTGCGAGACTTCATCAAAGCTTCTAGCTCTTCTTCCTCTTTCTTGATCTTATCTTCTAGAGGTGTAGGTTTCTTGGGGTTTACAAGACCTGCTGTCTTTTGTGTTTCTACTTCTGCTAGTTCAGGCATAGTTGTTTTCCTTTTTATGTTGGGGCCAGCCGAAGCTGGGTAGCCTTATAGTTATTTAGTTAAGTTTATTTAATCCCCCCATTTCCCCCATCCCGAAAGAGATGCAGCTTTTCCCTGTTCCCTAGTAAATGCTTTTTTGTTTGCCTCTCTGATGGAGTTTAAAAGTGCAAACGGCTCATCATCATCATCATCTGGCGGCGGTGGGGTAGGGTCTGGGGTAGGGGCTGGGGTAGGGTCTGGTTGTGTTACTACTGAAGCTATAGCTTGCTCTCTATCCCGTATAGAAAGACCATCTACTCTGTCTGCACTCATTAGTCTAGCTTTTTCTTTTTCAGAAGCAGATGCATACTGTTCAGCAAAGCTGTCTTTTTTGTTTCTAGAGTTATTTATAAGAATAAAATGCTGTACTAAAGCGCGGTCTTTTGTTTCCATGGCATTGTCATATTGCACTTGTTCTTGACTAGAAAGTAAATTAACATGACCCTTATCTTTTGCACTAAAGATATCTGTAACAGGTGTATAATCTCCTATAGGTTCATCCTGTATTACATAATTACCTTCCTCGTCTAGCTTAAAGTCTGGCCTCGCCATAGGTCTAGTAGGGTCTTTCTCATAAGCTAGTCTTCTCTCTTCAAATGTAGCATCATCTCCAAACAGAGTAATGCCTCTTTTATCTGCTGCCTCTTGAGTAGGGAAGCCAAACTCATCTAGCTCATCTTCTTTCCAAGGATTAGCTACTATAGGATCATAACCCTTTTTACCTAAAGCAGAGCCTAGCGTGTAACGTAGATGTAATTGTTTTGCAGACAGGCTGTCTCCTGCGTCTTGCTTTGTTGCTAATTCAGAAAACACAGATTCTGCTCTTTTTGTTTTAGCATCTAGCATATACTTTTCAGCTATGTTACCTGTTCCTGCTATTTTACCAAAGATGCCTGTAACACCACCTAAAAGAGTAGCAGCAGCTTTTTCTGTTTTTGTTAAAGCTAGTGGGTTTCTACCTTCTTTTATATCTTTTCTAAGGTCAGCATAGTAGTTTTCATATTGTCCTTGATTCCAGCTTTTAGAATCTGTGCCTCTATATTCATACGTTTCTTTTTTTACTTCTTCTATTACGTCTGCAAAGGTTTCATCTTTATCTTTAGTAGGTGCAGCCTGTGCCGCTTGCTGTTCTTCCACAGCAGTTTCACCCATTTCACGAAAACCTTCAGGTATTCTGCTTAGCGGCCTACCATTAAAGAAGAATACAACCATCTTTTGTTTAGTGTCATCGTTAATATATTGTTTACTTTGAAAGCCAGAGAACCTAGAGCCAGTACCACCGTACTGACCATAACCGCCACCAACAGGTTCAGGTACTACACCACCCTCTGCAAAGCCTTGTGGCATCTCTTCTTCTTCAACGTCTAGCTCATCATCTCTGAAGGGTAGCTCATCACCTTCTTTAATACGATCAAAACCTTCTGCTGCAGCATTCTGTAACTCATTAAAGAAGTCTTCCCCAAAGTAACGTACCGTCTGTGCATTTACTACAAACTCGCCTTCACTGACACGAATGTCAATATCGTCACGTACCTCAGAAGGTTTAGCGCCTATAGGAGCAGTGTTCCCACTTACAGGGTCTTCCTGCTCGTTCATAATGAGTTCCATTTCTGTTTGTGCTTGATCGCTCACTTTACCACCCTCTGCAAAAGTAAAATTTGCATCTAAAAGTTTTATCGTATCTCCACCGTCCCAAGAAGACTTTAGTTTATTTACCCTCACATTATTTGGGAGTTTGTCTTTTAATAAACTTTCAAATACATTAGCCCAATCAAGGGATATGCCTTTTTCACTTAAACTAGCTGGCCCCAGATTTAAGGCAGGTTTACTAGGAAGACTTATACTTGGGCTGTCTTTTGGTGCATCTTTTTCTATTTGTCTTATTACTTCTCTTCCTAAGGAGCTTTCTTCTGAAGGAGTAAAGTTTCCTGTAACTGCATCCCACATACCTACTAAAGCGTCTGTGTCGCTCTCTTTTACAGATATGGTTTCCGCTTCCTCTATAGGCCTAGCCCTTGGCCTGACAGGGGGTGGGTCATTCTTTTTTGGTCTAGCTCGTGGCCTAACAGTAGGTTTTGACTTTACACTAGCTTTCGCTGAATCATAAGCTTCACGGGCCTCTCTGCCACCTAGTCCATAATCTCTCTCAGGCATTTACTTCATCCCGTAAATATGTTAATCTGCGTAGTGCAGCAATCTCACCTTGAGCACGATACACACCTTCAATAGATGTCTCTTGCTCTAACCTACGTTGCGCTACATCAATCTTACTGTCAAGCACCTCTAAGAAGTCATCCCACAGAGGCTTATCGTTTACTAGCTTCTTTATTGTCATGTACCAGTAAACCCTTGCTCACCCGGTGTAGGTACTGTACCTGTACCTATGTTACCGCCACCTGCTCCTGTGGTATCTGCTACGCCAACTCCTGCTTGCTCTGGGGCTGCTCCGGGCGTAGGTGGTGACGGTGGACCTTGCTCTGCACCTGCTGGGGGTTCAGGTGGTGTAGTAAACTTCTTGAGTATCTCTGCTTGGATAGCAGCATCACCCAAAGAGTTCGTCACCTTATCAGGGTCAAGGTCCATACTCTTAGCAATCTCACGAATAATATAGTCAGACTTTACAAACGGCATAAGGGCTGGGTTAGAGGCTACACCCATGAACTGCATCAGGCGTTGACTGCGTACCTCGTTAGCCATAAGGCTTTCTGTACCAGAAGCTTTTACTTCTAAGTCTCCTTTGATTTCTTTGTCGAAGTCGAACTGCATATTAAACGCAAAGAACGCCTTACCAATAGGACCAATAAGATAGTCATCTACGTTCTTGACAACATTTCGTATAGAGCCGTTAGCTGCAGACATAAGCATACTGATGCCAGAAGCAGTCCTTCCCACTCCTGATACTCCAGTTTGTCCATGTGCGAATGAAGGAAATCCCGTACTCTCATCTGCTAATACCCTTGCCTTATCAAATAGTTGCATGTTTTCGTTAGCTACATTGGGGAACTTAGTGCCAAAAATGCCTTGACCCGGAGCACCGCCTTGCCGTCTAAAGATTTTTCCGGGGTACACAGATAAGTCCTGACCCGGTACAAGATTGGTTTCATCAACTTCAATGATAAGATTACCTGATAGGGCAGCGTTATCTATCGCCATACGCATGAAGCCATTCATAAGCGTCTGCGTATCGTCCATGTTCTCTGCAATACCTACGCCAAAGAAGCTGTAAGGGTTAAGCTCGTAAGGTACAGCGTAGTAAGGAATACGTGTAGGCTTGAAAGGATTGAGTACAAGACGTAGTACTTCGTTGTTACAAACCCATACGTTTACATTTACTTGCTCTGCATCTTTAAGCTCACGAGGAATACGCACACCGTTTTCTTCTAGTATATCTGTGTCAACGTAACCCCAAAACTCTAGGACTTCATAACGCTCTGGCGAACCTGATTGCTGGTCATCGTCCTGCATATCCTGTTCCCAATACTTCTTGTCGTAGGACTCACCAAGCTGGATAGCCTTCTCAACAGAATCTGTTCTAAAGAAAGGACGAGACTTCAAGCCACGCATCTGAGAGCGTGTCATTCGATGGCGTTCAATTACGTACTCTGCTTCATCCATGTTGTACGCATCAGGGTCAGGGTAGAAGTTCCACACAGATACATGGCTAGTGGACGGTACAGTTTTAATGGTAGGATCGTAGTCACCCTCTTCATTCCAGTTAGGGTACTCTTTGTCAATTGCAAATGGACCCTTCATAATACCTGTACCAAACAAGGCCATCTCAAAAGACGTATGGCGAAGCTGTTTATTAGCTCCGCTTTCCTCTAACTGATCGTGTATTTTCTTTTCCATCTTTTTAGCTGCGACCATAGCAGGATGGAATGTTACTGTATCTTGAGTTGTACCCGGACCTTCCATAACTTTGTCAGACACAGCGTCAAGCTTATTCTGTAGTGGACCCATACGCTTCATACGGTCATACATTGTCTCACCCGGCTTCAGCTTTTCATCAGGGTCAAACAGAAACTTTACTTTAGGTTCTTCTTCAAAAGCACTACGCAGTGGGTCCATAGCTTGTTCAGCTTGGGGGTTTATACTGATATGCATAGCTTCAGCTACACCCTCAGGTAGTGTTGTAGGGTTTACCGTTAGAGGGAAACGAGCGTTACCAAATAGAACATCTACGATCTGACCGTAAGCTGCGAGGGTCTTTGTCTTTGTAACCTTAACAAAGATACGAGACTTCTCAGCCTCAGTAAACTGTACATCACCGCCATACAAACCTCTGTAGTTTCGGTAAGCACGTAACCATCGGTTCTCATCTGCGTATCGTGCGTCTTCTGCACGACTAAACCGTGACTCAACATAAGACACTACGCTAGGTACATCTAAGTCATCCCCGTCTTGAATAACAGACACGTCATCTGTTTCAAACAGTTCACCTTGTTCGTTTACATTATCTTCTTCTGCCATGTTACTTAGTATCCAAAGGTTGAGTCTGCAGCTTGAAATCCTGCATTGTGTGAAACTGGGTTGAAGTCCCATAAAGAACTTCTAGGTCTTGTCATTATACCATACCTAATAGCATCGTACAAGTGATCTTCTGCATTAGTATCTACGTCTTCTGGATTTCTTTTATCCAAAGGGATACTAGGTAATTGAGCTACGCAGTTCGTGCAAGTCGAAAAGAACACTAACCTTGGCTCATCGGTGTACTCATCAACCTGCAAACGGCGGTGAAGCTCGTTTTTACCTGCGACCCTAGAGCCTCGTGAACGGTCTGAAGGCCTCCACCTGCATCCCTTTGCGTTCATTTGCTCTGCCAAGGAAGGGCCAGTGTCACCTCGTTTGTGCCACAGGGAGCTATCTAACACACCGTATCTTATACTACCATCGCCACTCTCAGCTTCAAGTACCATATCCGCTAGATCAGTAGCTGTAACCTTAGAACAATATAACTCTCTGTAGACAACAAGCTGCTCGCTGGGTGATACAGCAAACCAGACAACCCCTGTATGACTCCCGTAGCCGTAGTCGCAAGCTCTAAACTTAGTCCAGCTTGAGGGTATTTTAAAAGGGTCCACGACATGTATGGCTCTGTTCCACTCAGGGAAGGCAGCACCTTCATTAACATCCCAATTACCTTCTAGTAGTTGCTTGCGTTGGTGTTCTGGTAGTGACAGAAGCATTGCTTCATAGTC